GCATTAAACGGATCAGCGTAACTCTGTATCTGTTCAGTTACTTTGATTAAGTCGTAAGTTCCGCAAAACTTCATCAAGCGGATTCCGACTTGTGGAATATTTTTCTGTTTGTTTAATTCGTCTGAAATAGTCGATGCGATGATTTGTTTTACATCATCCGGCTGTGCAGTTAAGTCGCATAATACTCTATTGCGATTATAATCTTCTAATACACGATGTTCAACACCTTCATGGTCGGTCCAACGTTGTAGCATTAGATTGTTCCACGCCCACCCTTTGGTATTACGATCTTCGAATGCTTCAGTAAGTCCAACCTTATTTTTCGTACCTTTTGTTCTAACTCCCGGGAAAGCCGAGAAGACGTTATCACTGGTATCGCCACGCATGCACTTTTCAAAAATAAGCCATTCTGGATCTGGTGCACCCTTTTCTTCTCCTGTCTTTTTATCCTTAACTTTCTTGCCTTTTTCATCAAAGTATCCTTCGTAGGTAGTAGTTACTCCACTGACTCCGTTATACTGCCTTACGTTTGGTGCGATGAGTTGTGCGAAATCGCCGTCAGTCGAAATAATAACATGATTGTCGTTTGGATGTGATTGTATAAATCCAGCGATCAAATCATCAGCTTCTAAACGTGGGTGTTGTAATACTGTACAGTTTGTTTTATCATGCAGGAATGATTTGAACTCGTCAAATGTTTCCCAAAAGATTTTATCTTCTTCTGCATCTTTTGGACTTAGCGCATTACGAGCATCTTGACGATTGCGCTTATAGGGCTCGTAATAGTCCTTACGCCAGCTACGACCTTCTAGGGCAAAGATAACGTGTTTCCCATCAAAGTCTTTCCATGCCTTGCGTACAGAGTTAAGAATAACGTGTAAGCTCATACCAACTTTTTCTGATATGTCTCCACGTACTACGTGACGGGCACGGAAGAATGTGTTTGCTGTGTCTACAATAATATATGTCATTTAATAAATTTCTGCTTTTCCGTCACCAAGACTGTTAATGTTAATATAGCCACTACCTCTACGATCCATGCTAATTTGTTCTTCCATAGCAACGTCACGACAAAGATCCTTAAACCACGCATCTACAATAGCTTCTTCTGATTCGCCACTGTAGCCTGCTTCTTTTAATTTTAATATAAAATACTCATTCCAGTCAAGTTCGAAAAATCCATTGCGGATGTTATCTGTATTTATATGCGTATTTAATACCGCCACATACGGCTCTTTTTTGGCAGTTGCCGCTTCCTTTGGAGGTAGGGTTTCTGTTTCTACAGCCGCATATTTTTTGGCTTCTTCCATCTTGTCTGCTTTTGAAAGCGTCTTTTTAAAAAAGTCTTTAATTTTGTTAATCATAATTCTGTCCTTATAGGCTTTGGTTTATGTTGTACGTTTACATAGTTAGTGGTCAATACCCAACGTTCTTCGTCTGTCTGGCTGGCCTGTGTCCTGTGCTGTACCCAGCCTGGAAAGAACAACACGTCTCCTGCGACAGCAGGAACTGAACACCATTCTAGTAAACTGTCATCATCTTCATTTCTTCGATGCAGGCTACGTAAATCAAAATGCGGATCTTTGAATTCAATAAATCCGCTATTTTCTGGGAATGTCAAATAAGCCGCAATACTTAATGAGCACATACCGTGTGCGTGTGCACCAGTTTGTCCTCCACGCTTGTGGACGTTCAGCCAAGTATTGCTGATCCAGTAGGGGAGTGTTTCTAGTAATTTAAACTTACCAAATAACACTTCATTTGCCCGAGCATGTTGCCAATCGAAAAAATCTTTAAACACGGGACTTAGATGAGGCGGAGTAACCTGATTAGACACGGTACTTTTAGCATCTCCTTGTTCTAACGGCAAGTATCCGTCATCCTCTGCGGCAGCTAAAATACGTCTAGCTTCATCTAAGTGAGCTTGTGTAAATCCGTCAAAGTGTGCTTTGAAAAGAAAAGGAGGATACGGATTGATTGCTTCTAACATATCTTACCTTTTATAACTGCTATTAAAAATTCTTCTTTGGTTAACCAGCGGTTTTCAAACACTGGTGTACCAGGACCTGTCCAAACAGCTTCGCCGTGATAGCCTAATTGTAGCCAAATCCACCGATCACTTATTATACAGCGATGTGGTCTCCAAGCAAATGTTAATTTCCATTGTGCTTTTCTAAAAAATGCATCGTACCACTCTTGTGTTTCAAACGGGATTGGCAATTAAGTTCCCCACTCATTCTTAAACAACGGAACTTGTAGTCTATCACTGTAACGTAAACCTTCTTTCATAGCCATTAGAGCCACTGCCTTATTATTAAGAGCATACACACTTTCAACGCCTCCGACTGGCATTAAGTAGACATGACCTTTAAATCCAGCGGCACGATATTCTTCAACGGCACGTTTAGCATCGGCGAAATCTTCTTCAGTAGCAATAACAAACTTTAAGTATGCTGTGCCAACTTCTTCATATTCGCATACGACGTCTGGTTTAATAGCATCTTCCCACTTCTCGCCAGAACATGGAAGTTTAGCACTAACACTAAATGTAACTTCACTAGGTTTCCCTGCGCCGTTTACTTGCCAGTCTATCAAATACTGCTTGAGATCTGATGATAGTTTTTGAGTACCATTTGTTTCGAATGTAATTTCTTTTAGACCAGCCATTCCGGGATGTTTTAATAAATCTATAAAACTCTTCTGCCAACCTAGCAAAGGTTCGCCACCTGTAATTACAAGATGTTCTTCTTGCCATTCTTTGAATGGAAGGATTTCTAATATGTTTTCTGCTACTGTATCAGTATCGTAAAATGGACTTAGTTCTTTAAATTTAGGATGCCACGATGCATAGCTATCGCAACCTGTCGCCACCAATGGAAGGGCTTCATATTTTTCGAATGGTTGCAGGGTATGTGCTAATGCTACAGCATCAGCTTCGTCGCTCAGTGTGCCTCTAGGCATGCCAAAGCCCTGGCATTTAAAATTACAGCCAAATGTACGTAAGAACACAGACGGTACACCCATGTAACGTCCTTCGCCTTGTATGCTGTAAAACAATTCTGCTATTTTAATCTTGCTCATATTTTAAACTATCCATAATTACGGTACGTTCTTTATTATACACGTGTTTCTTTAAAAAGTCAATAAATTCATCATGTCCCATGCGTTCGGCTTTATTTAGAATATTTTGACAAGCCCGCAAATAATATCTGCGTCTAGCGGCTTTGGTAACACCCTTCATATCTTCTACTTTGAATTGGAAAGTACGTACTAACGCATCAGCGGCTTCACTAGGTTTACCGTGCCATTCTACATCACCGTCGTTGGTAATGATTAGCACTGGTTCTCTGTCTTTATTACTGAATGTGATATTATTGTTTGATATTGAATTATTAACACTCAACCCGGTTCCTATAGTATAACCTGCCTGATAACCGATAGCAGTATTATACTGTCCGGAAGAATTCCATTTTAATGCACTAACACCAAAACCTATGTTTGGATTGTAGCTAAATGCAACAGATTTAATCTGCTCGGTAGTTCGGCGAGCGATAGTTTCCTTTGCCCGGGATTGTGTTGCGAACGCCACCAACCGGATCTTCGACATCGCCTTGTCTACGAGGGATAATATGTATATGAGGCCAGTTGACAGTTTGTCCTGCGCTTTCGCCATAGTTAATTCCCAAATTGAAACCGTCCCATTGTTTGAGTTCCACCATTGTTTTGCTATGTTCCATAGCGTCTCTAAACGCATCATTTAAAACTCCTAAGGTATTATATTTAGGTACGAACAATAAATGTCCGGCTGTGCAAGGATATTTGTCTAGATAGACAGTGACGTGGAAGTCATCTCGGACGATAGTGTCCCAAGGAACATTGGCTTCACTAATATGATCTGGACCATCAAATATCTTATCTATCATTGTACTGATTCTTTAAATCTTGCTAAAAAACTTTCGATATAACAACTGTATTCTCTCGATTCGTTTACGTTATCTTGCTCATAATGTACCCAAGTATGACCGTCAACTTCTACAACATGTATAACGTGAAATACTTTACCATCAGCCCCTGTCCATCTGCTACCTTCTTTAATTTTCATTTTGTCCACCATTCTTCATAAGGAAAATCGACCCAAACATCATTCTCTGCTTTATTAACTTCAGTACCAACATAGTTCATTTTGATTTGACACTTGCTGGCTAAATTATCAACAACTACAGCAAATCTAGTTGTCTTACCCCAAACTACATTCCAAATAGGACTGTTA